TTTCTGCTTTGGTGGAGAAGTTTCTGGAGGACAAGGACAAGATGGAACAGAAGAATGGAATTTAACAACTTTAGTTGCATCTTGGTCTACAGGTGGAAATTTAAATCAAGCTAGAAAAGAAACAACAGGAGCTGGAATACAAACAGCTGCTTTAATTATAGGAGGATCGATTCCTGGTACAACAGGAGTAGTTGAATCTTATAACGGATCAAACTGGACTGAAGTTAACGATTTAAATACAGCTAGACAAGCTGCTGCAGCTGCTGGAACTCAAACATCAGCATTAGCTTTTGGTGGAGAACCACCTATAACTGGAAAAACAGAATCTTGGAATGGAAGTAATTGGACAGAAGTAAACGATTTAACTACAGCAAGAAAACTCGCTGGTAGTGCTGGAGCAGATAATACATCTGCTTTAGCTTTTGGAGGAGATGAGCCACCATATTCAGCAAAAACAGAAAATTGGAATGGAACAAACTGGACTGAAGTTAATGACTTAAACACTGCTAGAAGAGGTTTAGGATCTTCAGGAAAAGTATATACAGCTGCTTTAGCTTTTGGTGGACAAAATCCAGGAGGAGCAAAAAACGAAACAGAATCTTGGAATGGAACGAACTGGACTGAAGTTAATAATTTAAACACAGGAAGAATATATTTATCTGGATTTGGTACATCTACTTCAGCTATAGGTGCAGGAGGCACACCACCACTTACAGGAGCAACAGAAAGTTGGAATGGAACTAATTGGACAGAAGTTGCTGATCTAAGCACTGCAAGAATGCAGGGAGGAGGAGCTGGAGCAGACAATAATTCAGGATTAGCTTTTGGTGGAGAAGCAGCACCTGGTGCTTCCTCAGCTACAGAAGAATGGGATACAAAAAATCCTACAACTATTACATTTACCGACTCATAAGACTTGTAATATATTTTAATTAATATATATTAGTCTTAACTATAAAGGA